CCCCGGGCCAGGTGGGATTCCAGGGCATTGTTTACCTGACTATCCCCAATGGGTAATGCGCTAGAATAAAACTGCGAACTACAACTGCTCATACGGGTTTCTGGGTTTCCTCACGGTGCCCCCTTGTATTCATGGGCAGGAAACCACCCGTAGAAAGAGCAGCTAATGCCCTGGCTCCGTAATGAGGATGCCGCCCTCAAGTATAAATTGCAGGGCCTTCTTGTCACTGACGCCAATTCCCCGCCCGGCGGGCGCGAGGTTAAGGTGCGTTACCGGCTGCCTGAGACGGAGCTGGCTAACCTTAATTACCCCATCATCATCATTGAGCATGCGGGCCTGTTCCCTGCCCCCGAGCGCGAGCACCGGGGATACATCCAGTACCCGTATGCACCGGAGGGATACCCCATCTGGTGGAACGCCTCGGACACGAGCTATGACCCGACGCTTTCCCCCTACCGGCAGTATTTCCCCGTGCCGTACAACTTTGATTACCAGGTCACTCTTTACGGGCGCACAATGACGGAGCACATCGAGCCCTTAACCGCTCAGCTCCTGACGCACAACTACCTGCCGTATCATTTCGGGTTCCTGAAAGTCCCGCAGGACCGTACCATCCGGACCCTCCAGCTCCTGGGCGGACCGGAGTACGGCTACGGGAAAGACAACGACGGCAAGCGGCGTTACAACGTGGCTTTCAAGATCCGGGTTTTCTCGGAACTGGTGCCGCCGATTCCCACCCCGGTTCCCGTCACCGATATCCACGTGGACCTCTCGGTTTACGAGGATGTTGCGAACCTGGAGATCCAGGATCTCACCCAGTCGTTTGATATCCAGGCCGTGGGCCTCGGTATTGGCTGGAATACCGGCAGTAATTCATAGGAGAGTAAATGACTACATACCACCGGCCTGGTATTTACATTCAGGAAAACCTGAACCCGTTAGCCAACAGCTTCCTGGGTATCTTCGGTGAGGCCACCCCCTGCTTCGTGGCCGCGTACAACATCGGGCCCAACATCCCTGTCCTGATCAACTCCTGGAAGCAGTACACCCTTTTATACGGTGACTTCACGACCGCCAACGGGAACTACCTCCCGTTTGCCGTGTACAACTTCTTCCTTAACGGCGGGTCCTCCTGCTTCATCCTGCGGGTAGAGAACACCGACGCCGTGCCGGGGCACATCACCCTCCAGGACATCAACACCCCGTCCCCGGACAATATCATGACCATCACGGCCATTTACCCGGGGGCCTTCAGCGACAACATTTTCATTGAAGTGACCAGCGCCGGCCAGGCCGGGCGGTTCAACATCAATGTCTACAATGGCAGCGCCTCCCGGTCCTCCCTGGTCGAGTCATTCATTGACATGAGCGTGAACCCGGCGGACCCGCGCAATGTCGTGGCCATCATGTCCTCCCCGCTCGGCGGCTCCAAGTACGTCACGATCACCGAGGCGCTGCCCGGCGGCGTGTACACCCCCGGCGTCACTGACCCGGCCCTGATCGCCCCCACGGCTCTGTCCGGCGGTGCTGACGGCACGTCCGCCCCCAACCTCGGCTCTGTTGTCCCCACCCGCCTGGACATGCTCCAGAACCAGATCCTCAACGTGAACCTGCCCGCCGTGACGGACACGACTGTGCTGTCCGCCATCAACCAGTGGGCCCAGAACCGCGAGGATGTCATGGTATTCCTGGACGGCCCGGCGCCCAATTTCCCGGAGACCTCCGCCCAGGTAGTCACCAACTACCTCAACATGGTCCAGAGCGGTCTTTTCCTGACCACCTTCGCGGCCATTTACGCCCCGTGGATCCTGGTTAAGGACCCCTCCTCAGCCGTGCCCACGGCGACCAAATGGATCCCCCCGTGCTCCGTGGTCCTGGCCAATACCCAGCAGGCGGATATCCTCGTTGGCCCCCAGCAGTCACCGGCCGGGATTATCTACGGGAACGTGAACTGCGTTGCCCTGGAGACCACGTTCACCACGACCGACCTCGACACCCTTAACGACGCCCAGGTCAATGCCATCAAGAATGTCCCCGGGTTCGGCATCAAGATCTTCGGCGTGCGCACCCTGCACTTCGGTTACCCCGACCGCTACGTCTCCGTGCGCCGGGTGCTGATGAAGCTGGGCCACGATTTCCAGAACATCCTCCTCTACGCGCTTTTCGAGCCGAATGATGAGCGCCTCTGGAAGTCCATCACCCTGACACTGGAGAATTACCTGACCGTCATGATGCAGCAGCACATGCTCGGCGGATCGACCCCGGCGGAATCCTTCGCCGTGATCTGTGATTCATCCAATAACCCGCCGTCCAGTGCCCAGGCCGGCATCGTCAATGTCAGCGTGGCCGTCTCACTGCTGAGCCCGGCAGAGTTCATTGTCATTGAGATCAGCCAGCTTACCGCCACCAGCTAAGGAGAATCTTAATGGCAGTCACCGAGACCAGCTCATTCTCTCACCTGGCCACGGACCCGTTACGTAATTTCCGGTTCGCCGTGACCATCCAGCCCCCGACCGGCTCCCCCATCAATATGGGATTCATGTCGGTATCCGGGCTGAACATGACCGTGGACGTTATCGCATACCGCGAGGGCGGCTACAACACCACCACCCAGAAAATGCCGGGCCAGGCTGACTTCAGCCCGATCACATTCTCGCACGGGGTTATGGTGGGAAATGCCCCGGACATTGACTGGATGAAGATGCTGTTCGTGGCCGTCCAGGGCACTGGTAACGCAGGGCCCGGCACTGATTTCCGCCGGACCGTCCTGGTCCAGGTGCTGGATTTCCCCGTCACGAATACCACCACCCTCCCGGTCAAGGCCCAGTTCAAGATTTACAATGCCTGGCCGACCTCTATTGCCTGGTCTGACCTGGACGCCGGGGCAAACCAGCTATTCATTTCCCAGATGGCCCTGGCCCATGAGGGATTCGATTACACTATCGCTAAGTCCATCGGAGCGTCCGACGCACCGAACCCCTGAGTAAACCCACACTAACTGGAGAATAAAGAAGTGACATCAGCTACCCGTACCGGCCGGCGGATCGACCCGGCTGAGGCAAAAAATCCCCTGGACAACCCTGTCGAGTCAAACAAGGAAATCGATAGTCTACTGAAGTCCACGGTCTCGGATTACCCCACCCCCGGGCTTCCCCCTGATGATCTCGTCGTCCTCCCCGGCGGCCTTGTGGATTCCGGCATGGTTGTGCGCAATGTCGTGGTCCGCGAGCTGACAGGGGAGGACGAGGAGGCCCTGGCCCGTGCTGTCCGGGGCGGGAATTTCTTCCATTACATTGATACCCTGCTGGAGCGCGGCACGGTGGCCATCGGCAATCACCGCGAGCAGGCTGATGTCCGAAAGCAGCTCAAGAGCCTGCTGGTAGGCGACCGGGACGCGGTGGTCCTGGGGATCCGCAGGGCTACCTACGGCGATGACATCGAGATCAAGGACTGGATCTGCCCGTCCTGCGGTGAGGAATCCAATATTTCCATGACCGTGGAAGATATCCCGGTCGGGGAAATGGATGACCCGGTGACCGAGAATACATTCACCGTCAAGCTCCGCCGGGGGCGCTCGGCCCGGGTGCGGCTGGCCAACGGCTATGACCAGGCCGCCGTATTCGAGAACCTCAAGCTGTCCCAGGCTGAGCGCGATACCCTCCTGCTGTCCCGGTGCGTGCTGGTGCTCACCGAGTCAGACGGCTCTGAGCGGACGCTGGCGGGGTTCCCCTCTGTTGCCCGGGGAATGTCCATGCCGGACCGGAAAACAATCCTGAAGGAAATGTACGAGCGCCAGCCGGGCCCCCGGTTCAATGATGTCAAGCATACCCACGGGGCCTGCGGGAAAGAGGTAAACATCGCTGTCAATATCGACAGCCTGTTTCTTGACGCCTGAAAAGTATTCGGAGCACCGTGAGGATTTAAATATCCTCGCCGGCCTGACTTCGTGGTCACCGCAGGATATCTCCGCCCTGCCCGTCCGCGAGCGACGGTACTGGGCTAAATGGATGCTCGCCAGGGCAGAACGGAGAACCAGGGGATGACCACCCCCACGCCCCCGGGCGGTAATTTCCCCAGCGGGAACCTGAGTAATACAGGTTACGGCTCCCCTGCTGCGGGCGGGCTGCTGGGCACGAATAACCTCCAGCAGTCCGTGGATTCCAACACCCGCGCCATCTCCAACCTGGCCTCGGCCATGTCCCGGATCCTGGGCGGCGGGGGCGGCAGTCGCGCCGGTACTGGCAGCGGTGTTCCCTGGGTTTCCCCCTCCCTGGCCGGGATGGCCGCCACGCGCTTCCCCCCTGTATTTAATCCTTTCTCCATGCCGCAGGGGCCGACTTCCCCCTATCCCCAGCAGGGGTCAGTTCCCTGGGTTTCACCGTACCTGGGATCCCGGATGGGGCCACAGCCATTCCCGGGGGTTATCAATAACATTCCCCTCCGGAACTTCGGCAATCCTGTAGGCCCCTATTCCAGGACAGGAGCATACGGCGGAGGCCAGGTCACCTGGAATGCCAACCAGGGACCCCAGGTTATCAACCCGTTCATTAACCAGTACGGCCAGCCGCCCGTTGTCGGCCCGACTGCCCAGCGCCTCCCCAGCGGCCAGGTTGTCAGCAGCCAGGGGCCGCCTACCCCCCCGCCCATGGGGCCCAACGGGTACATGGGATCCCTCCCGCCGCAGCCGCAGGGATTCCTGCGCCGTAATGCCATGATGATAGGCGGCGTGCTCGGCTCCGTGGCGGGCGCCTCGATCCTGTTCGGCCGCTCTATGCTGTCCGACCAGGTGGCCGCCAACCTGTACACGTCCATGGCCACCACGGCGGCGCCGCTGGGATCAAACCCGAATGCCATTAATTCCCTGGCACGCTACCAGGCATTCGGCGCGGCCGGGCGGAACCTTAACTCCGTGGCATTCAATACCCAGGATGCTGCCTCCGGTGCCGCTTCCCTGGGCTATATCGGCGGCTACGTCCCGGGCATGAACATGGGCGCCAACGGCCGGACGGTAAACAATGCCTTCAACGCCATCGGCCTGGCCAACCCGACCCTCGGGGCTTCCCAGTCCTCTGCCCTGACCGGGACACTGTATTCCCAGAACGTGGCCCTGCGCATGCAGATGCTGGGATACCGCACAACCCCCCGGTCCATCAATGGCGGATGGAATTCCCCGGCCTCGGTGGTCCAGGGTTTCCTCCAGCGCTGGTACGGCTCTAACTCCGTCAACCAGAAGAGCCTGATCTCCACCCTGTCCGCTGGCGGGATCGGGACTTACAACCTCCAGGCCGCCGGGTTCAATCCTCAGCAGATTTCCCAGGTGACCCCGCTTATTGAGACCTACAATAAGCTGTTCAATGCAGGGCTCTCCGCTGACCAGGCCCAGGGACTGATCAACCGGTCCACCCGGGGATCACAGTCCTCCATGCTCCAGGCCCAGGATGAGCTGGCCTCCCGGTACGGTATCCAGAAGTCCGATCTTCAGGCCCTGAAAGACCGCCAGTCCGTTATCACCGGCAACAGGTCCGATATAGCTAACGGGTTCAACTCAGCGCTCCAGGAATCAGTGAAGCTGCTAGGTGATTTCAACCAGGTACTGAATAACATGATGCGGGCCACCGGCACCTCCGGGCTTTTCGGGGGATTTGCAGGCGTGGGCGGTGCGGCTTCCACGATCACCCATGGCGGCATCATGGGGCTGGGTGTGGGGCTGGGAATGCGCCTGCTGGGCCGTGGCGGTGCTGGTGCCCTCCTCGGCGGGGGTGCGGGAGCTGCCGGTGCAGGTGCAGGTGCTGCTGGGGCCACGGGAACGGCTGCCGGCGGCGGTGCTGCTGCTTCCGCGATGCCCGGGTGGCTGGCCGGAATCCTGGGCGGGGGTGCTGCTGCGGTAGGTGCGGCGGGCGCAACGGCAGGCGGGGTCGGTCTCCTGCTGAATGCCCTTCGTATTCGCGGGGGATTACTGGGCGGCACGAACCTGAACCGTGATCCCGGGTACACCGCGCGGTTCGGGCCCATGACCCAGAATGTCGGCGGTGGTGCAGGGGGATCCCCGTCAAGCTCCAGCCGGACCCGGCAGACCCCCGGCAAAGGTAATCAGCAGGTAGGCGGGGGATCAGTTTCAGCCCAGGCAAAAGCCGCCGTAAATGCGGCTGAAACCCGGCTCGGTGACCCCTACGTATTCGGTGCTGACGGGCCCAACGCATTCGACTGCTCCGGGCTGGTGGAGTGGGCTTATGCCCAGGCCGGTGTCCAGATCCCCCGGACCTCGGAAAGCCAGTGGTTCGGGCTCAGGGACCGCCGCATCGCCCTGAAGAATGTCCAGGAAGGTGACATCGTATTCGGTATCGGCTCGGACGGGAGCGCAAACAGCCCTGGTCACGAGGCGATGATGATCAACCAGCGCCAGATTGTGGAAGCCCCGCACACCGGGGCATCGGTCTCCATCCGGGCATTCAATCCCAATGAGTGGATCGGCGCGGCCCGTACCAGGGGATCAGTAGCCGGGCAGGGAGGACCTGTTGGCGGAGGTCCCGGGGGTCCCGGTTCCGGGAATACTGGCCTCAAGGGGAACACAGGTATGGGCGGGCTCATGGGGACTTCCGTGGGATTCGGCGCAACGGAGGCTACCACCCTCGGCTCGGCTATGTCCGAATCTGAGATGCTGGCTGGCGGGGGTGCCCCGGGAGTCGGCGGCATGGGCGGAGGAACCACGGCCACGAACGCGGGGGGAACGCCTGCCAAGGGTGGTGGAACGCCGGGTGTCGGCGGGATTTCCGGCGGGGGGAATATATCGCAGAATAAAGCCCTGATGCAGAAGCTGGCGACCGCCTACGGATGGGGCTCAGGCCCTCAGTGGAGCGCGCTGAACTGGCTGGTCATGGCGGAGTCAGGGTATAACAATCATATCTGGGAAGGCGGGTCCACAGGGCGCAACCCCGGCCCGGGATCATCGAAAGCCTATGGTATTGCTCAGGCCCTGCCTGCGTCCAAGTACCCGAAAGCCGGGCAGCCTGAGATTATGGGCGGCCAGTCCGACCCGAAATCCCAGGAAGTCTGGATGCTTAATTATGTCCGGGGGCGTTACCAGACGCCTGCCGGGGCAAAAGCATTCCACATTGCGCACAACTGGTACGGTTCCGGTGGGCACATGGGACCGGGGGAAGTAGGAGTGGTCGGTGACCGTGGCCCTGAGCTGATCCAGGCCGGGCGCGACGGCGCGACGGTGATGTCCGCTGCCCGTACTTCCGAGCTGCTGTCCGGGATGAATAACATTACCCAGCAGATGGGCTCACTGAATACCGGGCGCTCTCACGCGAAGTCCAATGTCACACTGAACTTTGGCCCGGGATCTGTGGTACTGTCCACGCTGTCCGGGAATTACAATGACAGTGCCAACGCGGCCCGGGTATTCATCCGCAAGCTGCGCAAGGAACTGGAGAACGAGCATGTGTACATGGTAATTGCGGAAGGAGGCAAGAACTGATGACACAGACCATGAAGCAGCCGCCTTTCGAACCGGAGATTGTCTCCACCCTGCACTGGCCCTTAATGGACCAGAAGGAAAGACTGCGGCGCGGGTACATGATCTGGGATAAATCCCAGATGCCGCCTGGCTATTCCACAGCGGCCCAGGTTAATTTCCTGTACAATCCCTCCGAGGTCAGTGCCTCCTACACCATGCAGTACGCAGCCAGCGCCGCCCAGCAGTTCCGCAACCCCGGGGACACAGCCAACCTCGTACTGCCCATGCAGCAGGCGGTCAATTTCACGCTGCTGTTCGACCGGACTTACGCTTTCTGGGATAAGAGCGGGGGTGATCTGGACGAGTTCGGCGTGGATGTAGATATCAATGCCCTCAAGCAGTTCACTGGGATGTTCGTCCACAATGACCAGCAGGCTAATGCCACCGGACAGGCCCAGGGCCTGATGCAGGGTGTCATGGGCCGGGTCAATTCGTACCTGCATTTTGCCCAGGGGCGCCGGGGTCTTTCTTACTACGGGTACGTGGACTCCTGGGATGTCACCTATACTCACTTCACTAACAATATGATCCCCATGCGGTGCTCGGTGGATGTCTCCTTTACCCTGCTTCCCCCGCCCCAGCAGCAGAATAACAAGACAACTACCGTCCAGCCCGGCGGCCCCGGCAGTCCTATCTTCGGCACCCCGGGCAATCCCCAGCGCCCAGGGCCAGGCCCAACGCCTTTCGCAGGGCTAGGCGGGAGATGACCGATTCATGATTGACGCCGATTCCAGGTACTCCCAGTCCACTATCGCCCCGGTAGTTGTCGGGAAGCAGGTCCGCTTTGTCATCGTGCCGGGTGAGCAGCGGGCCTACACATTCAATTACCAGTTCTATCAGGTGCTCCAGGGTGACCGTATTGATAACCTCGCGTTCAAGTTCTACGGGGACCCGCTGAGGTGGTGGGTTATTGCTGATGCCAATCCCCAGCGGATGGACTGGGGATCACTGGTGCCCGGTGAGATTATCCGGGTGCCTACGGTGGTGCAGCAGTAATGCCTAAACCCGTTCTGCCGGTTATCTACAACACCTACTTCAGCGAGCGCCAGGTCCGCGAGCAGAATTACCTCAGGGACCTGGAGCTGCGCCAGCGCTTTGGCCACCATGACGTGATGTTCCTGCGCTTTGAGTACCCAATGACCTACACCAACCCGGAGAAGATCAAGGTTTACCCGGCCAACACCCCGGTGCGGGTGGTGTGGGGGCGCAAGCCTGACCTTAATACCTGGTACGGGTACGTCAACCATAAGGAAATGAACTCTGATTCCGACCCGGGCACCAGCCAGTTCCAGCTCACCTACACCTGTATTGGCACCAGCCAGATCCTCAACAAGGACAAGACGCGCACCTGGGGCAAGGTAACCCCCACATATATTGCCAAGAAGATTGCCAAGGAAAATGGCTTCCGGTGCGTGGTGACCTCGGTGAGCTGGGTTCTCCCCTATGAGGTACAGGCGGCGGAGTCTGATTTCCGTTTCCTCAACCGGATCGCGGACAAAACCGGCATGCGGTTCTGGTGCTCAGGCGGCACGCTGTACATGATCGACCCGGCCGTGGCCATCTACGGATCCTCAAAGATTGCTGTCCCGAAATTCCAGCACGATAAATTCTCTTACCAGCTTGACACCCTGCGCTATGTTGAGCTGATGGACGGGTACAATCTGCCCGGCACGGTGCTGGCCAACCGCAAGCTGCATGGTATCGACAAGTACTCGGGCCAGCTCTTCACCGCCGTGACCAAGCCCGGCCAGACCACGGAGATCGATTACGTAAACGATTTCCGGCGCGTGGATAACTATCACGAGGCCAAGAAAATAACCGACGCCTGGCAGAATGTGTCCCAGCATTTCACCGGGTCCAAGGCGGAGGTATTCGGTAATACCCTGCTGTATCCCGGCAAGCTGGTTAATTTCCAGGGCCGCGTGCTCATGGACACTACCCGTGGGTACTGGCTGGTCACCCAGGCCAAGCACACCCTCCGGGCATCCAACTTCACCCAGTCCACGCTGGATTCCTTTACCACGGAGCTGGATGTCATGCGCAATACCCCGGAAACAGATGTGAAGCTGAAGGGAATACAGCCAGTCCAGCCGGAGATGCTGGGGATGAGCCTGGCCGGCCCTAAATGGAAAGCCGGGAACACGTCCGTGATTG